AGCTGATCCCAGCGCTGGTCGGGATACAGCACATCGGGATCAGCCGCCCAGCCGATGTAGTGGTTGGTTTTCTCGTAGCGCTCCCAGTCGCGGGTGCGAACGCTGTCGTCGCGAAACATGAAGGTGCAATCGACGCCCTCCAAGTATGGTTCGAGATAGGAATGCACCAAGCCGTCATGCAGCATGGTCACCGCGCCCGGCACCTTGGTCTTGAGCATGGCAGCGCAGCCTAGAGGCTGGTGAGTAAAATAACGTAGACCCAGAGCAAGCACGTGGTCGCATCCAGCGCCATCCACATCCGTGAAATACTCCAGTGGTTTCGGATTTTTATTCTGAATGAAGTGCAGTTCAACGCCGCGCTTGCGCAACTCCCGCGCCAGATAATATGCCTGCACGCCCGTAAAGTTTTTTACCTTGCGCAAGTCTCTGATGTCCGGTCCCACCACCATCAACTTCATTTCGCCCACCGATCCAGTTCAGCCCGCCACTCATCGGCGAACTCGCAGTTTTCAAAGCCCGGCATGTTCGGCGAGCCGTTGGTGAAATGCACCAGCTTGGCATTCGGATCGGGTGGCTTGTCACCGACCAGATGGTTCCAGCACGGATCGAGTTCGCCGATGTCGTCGTCGTCCAGCCAGCCGAATTGATGCAGGAACAATCCGCGTCGCTGGTTTACCATTTCGGGCGTCAATCTCTTGGTGCCGGGATGATTGCAATTCCACAGCACCACGCTCGACCAGTTCTTGCGCGCATAGGCGGTCTGCACCTGACCGTCCATCTTGACGCTGCCCATCGGCTTGTAATCGTGTTTCACCACCATGCACGCCTTCTTCCGATCAGCCTGATCGAATAGCTCGCACAGGTTCACCCGCGCCATCACGTCAGCGTCCACGAACAGCGCCCAGCCATAGCTTGCGATGTACGGGACGAGGAAGCGGCTGATCGCGAACTCAGTTGACATCGGTGCCTGTGAAATCACATCGAACAGCTTGCCGTCGCGTCGCTCGGTCGGGCGTGTATACAGGCCGGCCATTCGAAGTTGCTGCAGGCTTACTCCGCTGATCGGGATCGGCATCGTCAGCCGCTGCCGGATCGACTGCCGCGCCACCGCGAAGCATTGCGTCTCTGCCGGCCTCGGATCGAAGCCAACCCAGATGGAGTAGGCTTCGTGAGCCATGCTATTTTCCTTTGCAGTAATCGACGCCGTCCTGCAGCGTCACCTTCTGGAAGCAGGCGACCTGCGATGACGGGCAGGCGTTGAGAACGACGATACCCTTGTCCCTGAAATATGGAACGTAGACCGAGAAGTGTCTGGCCCACGCCTCCCAGTTCGCATAGTTCTGCGCCCGCCGCCGGACGTAGTGCTGATCGTTATGCCGGAAGTCAGCGACATCGCCATAGGCGTGCGCCTCATAATCGAAACCGAACAGCACGATCTTCTTCGCCCGCTTGTGAATGCAAACCTGTATCGATCCAAAGCCTGACGTGCCGCCGCCATAAATCTCACCGGGATTGTCCGACAGGTTTTCGCCGTCGAGCCGCTTCAGGAAGGTAACGTTCTTCGACGGTGGTGGTCCGGTCTTGGTCAGTTGATCTTCCGGCACCGCCCAGTAGACCCGGCTCTGCACATTCGCCAGCCTGTCACGCCACTCCATGTAGCGCGGCATGTCGAGACCGAAGCCGGCGTCAGCCCACGGGATATCGAAGATCGATCCCTTCACCGCCAGCACATGACACCCGCGCAGCATCTCGAAGTCGAACCCCTTCAGGGAAGGCCCACCTGCAATGACAGCGACCGGCTTGTCATCCCAGAACGGCTTTCCGATCCTGCCATACACTTCCATCGCACCCGCCCTTCAAAGAAACGGCGCACGCCCGCCAGCGTGCGCCGCATGGTTGTTATTACTTCTTCTTGGACGGCGTCGGCACCGGCTGCGACGGGATCACGATGCCGATGGTCTGCCAGCCGTTGTTCGGCGTCCAGATCGCCTTGAACTTGATGGTGCCCTCGACGCCCGGAACAGTCGCATCCGGCGGGATGACAATCGGATGCGACGGGAAAGCCGGGAGACCTTGATCCGGCTTCGGCTGATCACCCGGCAGACCCTGATCCGGCTTCGGCTGGTCACCCGGCAGCGTGTTGTCGATATAGACCGGGAGCCAACCGCCGTTGCCCGGAGGCAGCACGATGGGATGCGACGGGAAGGGCGGCAGACCCTGATCCGGCTTCGGCTGCGAACCGGGCAGCGTGTTGTCCGGTCCCGGCTGCGAACCGGGGAGACCCTGATCGGGATACGGCTGTTCACCCGGCAATCCCTGATCGGGATAGACCGGCGCACCCGGTGGCAGCGGGAAGTAGATCGGATGCTCGGGATGCGGCAGGTAGCCGTGATCGGGGATCGGCTGATCACCCGGCAGACCCTGATCGGGACGCGGCCCGCCACCGGGCGGCTGCGGCTTCGGCAAACCCTGATCCGGCTTCAGCGACGGATCGAACGGGGTTACGAGGGCGATGAATGACTTGAGCATGTCTTCTCCTTGATGTTTGCGCAGGATTGCGCCGCCTCCGCTTTGTGGTCAGAGCGCCAGAATTTCCGTGTCGACACCACGATTATACTGCAGTCGGAACTGCGCCAGCACCGCAAACACCCGCAGCTGGTTGATCAGGTCCGGCGGATACAGCACGTTGACACGGTTCGGATCGTTGGGATCGCGCTCCACGATCAGGTTCTTCTTGAAGGCCTGCCCGTTCTCGACCAGCCCGATGAACTCGTCGGCCCGATACTGCGCGACCAGTTCGGCCTTGATTACCTTCGGCGTCACGATGGCTTGGCCGGCACCGAACCGAGTGCCGTCGTCCGCCAGCTTGTGCCTCGGGAACTTGCTTGTGATGGCATGCCGCTGCCGGCGGAACAAGGCCGAAAGCGTCGCCAGCGTCGGCACCAGTTCATAGGCGTCGTCGCCCTGACCATAAAGGTTCTTCTGGTAGGTCGTGGTCTCCCGCAGGATCGCTGGGATGCCATCGCCGTTGACACCCTGCGTGGCGATGCCGACACCCGCAAGGTTGTTGCACTCGATCTTGGTAAACCGCTGGTGCTTCGGTGCAGGCAGGCAACCGTCAAGCACCAGCGTCTGCAACGGACGCGCCGGATCATTCAATAGCGCCCGCGCAGCCTTTGCCGTGTACGCCGCCGCCCAGCACCACGACGGTGTTGGCGAGTTGAACTCGACGCCCATCAGCGACAGCACACCGGAGTTGTTGTTCGGGCCATAGGCCAGCAGATCGGAATAACCCTTTCCATCGACGCCGGCCACCGCACCCTTCCTGCTGCCGAACACATGGCCGTAAAGCTGGCGCAGCCAGCCCCACCGCCCGGTGTCGGAGAAACCATACTCGTTGATCAGCTTGGTTAGCGAGGTGCTGTCGGTGTAGCCGGTGGCGACATACTCGTAGATTTCATCGCCAAGGTTGATGAGTGCCGCGCTGATATCGACCGTGCCGGTGCCTGCCGACAGCCGGTTGCCGGCGGGCAACGTGATGCCGAGACCGATTGGCACCTGCTCCGCTGCGAGCAGACCACCGTGAGCGAGCCGGACATCGATCTCGTTGCCTTCAACGCCCTTCCACTTGCAGGTCAGCAGCACGGTGGCTGCACCACTGGTGGCCTGCGTGGCGATCACCGGCATCGACGGATCGGCGTTGATCGCCACCGCCACGTCGGTTGCCACTTCGCCGACCGGATCACCGGCTGCGACGAACACCTGAATGCGGCGGCCCGCGATGTAGAGCGGCAGCGTGCCTGCCGATGTCGCGGGTGTCGTGAACACCAGACTGCCCGACGCGGCAACGCCGGTCGGCTCGGCAATCGGGATCGCCCACAACTCCTGCGCATAGTTGTTCTTCAGGAAGAAGCCGGCCATGTTCTCGATCATCGAGCCACCGCCGAACAGCGCGCGGGCGTTGGCTTCCGACGTCACCGGCACCGGGACGTTGGCCGCTGCCGGCGCAGCGGTGTTCTTGGTGCCGATGATCAGCGACGTTAACCGCGAACGGGGATAGCCGGCCATGCTCGGATCGACCTCGACCCAGTACAGCGGCATCTTCCAGTTCTGCGGAATGCTATTGAATGAGACGGGCATAGGCAGGCTCTCCTTCTTAGGTCAGTGGTGGTGCAGCCGCATCGCGGCCTGCGTGGTCCCGCCTCCTAAGATCACTCGGTCTCCAGAGTATATTCCCGGTGGATCTGCGGCGTGCCCGCCTCGGCACTCGCAGCGTCTGGGAATTGCGTATCGACAACAACCTTCTCCAGTATGTCCGGCACAACGGGTGGCCACCAACTGGAAAACTCCATCACCATCTCGACACGGATTTCGTACAGCGTGGTCTCACCGACCTTGGCGAACTGCGCCACGCGATCCATCGATATGATGCCCTCGGTCAGGTTGACGAACTTCGAATTGGTCAGCAGCACGTCATCGAGTTCATTCATCCAGCTTTCGAGATAGTTCAATTCGTTCTGCCGGTCGGTTTCGACGTGAACTCCACCGGAGAAGCCAATCGTCAACTGGTGCTTGAAGGCCGGCTCGCCGTGGTTGGCATGACTATTCTCGCCGCGCCGCTCGCGCAAGATGTAGACACCAAGCACCGGAAGATCAGCCGGCTGCAACTGCAGCATCGGCGTGTTGCGATAGGTCTTGAAGCGCGAACCGAAGTGCGTCTGCGCCAACTCCATCGCCTTCGTCTGCACCTTGCTGGCGGTTAAACTCATGCTTCCGGCTCCCGCTTGCGCAGCATCAGCATCGCCCCGCCCTGACCATCGAGGTCGCTGTCACCGATCCAGAACTGCGAACCGTAAGCTGGATGCCGGACGTCGATGATCTCGACAAGGTCGCCGCGATCCGGCGGGATCACGAAGTCACGCAGCCGGATGCCCAGCGAGGTCTGTTGGTCAGAGAAGATCGCTTCGTCCTGCATGATCGCATCGACCTGTGACGACGAGAAGATGCCGCGACAGGTTACCGGCGCACCTTCCGGCTTGGTCACGCACAGTGTGAACTTGACCATGATCGAGAAAATATTCTCGCACGGATTGAGAACCAGTGCATCGAAGTCGATCATGCCGGCTCCTTGCATTCGCAGTGCGCCCACAGCGAAATCGTGTCGCCGTTCATCGTCTCTACCGTCGCGGTAAGGCAGTAGATCACGCCAGCCTGCAGTCCGCTGATCCTCTGCGTGGACCTTGTCTTGTTGATGACGGCATCGCCATCGACGTGGGAAGCTGCTGCCGCATCCGATGCTTCGCTGATCGACGCGACTTCACACTCCCACGATGATGAAGTGACGAGATCGCCGGCATTCAGATCGTTGACGAAATCGAACGTGAACCTCTCGCTCTCGCCTGCATCAGCTGGATCGAAGTTTCTTCCGACGTGCATGGTTCAAACCTCCTCCAACTCGCGACCAAGCCTTACCAGTTCTCGCGGTCTGCGGACAGGAGATTTCAGATCGCGCGTCCGCTGATCCGCACTCTGCAGCATCCTCACCCGGTCAGACTGCCGCCGCAGATACCTTCCCTTGATGGCGATGAACGGAAGGTCGTTGGCACTGACGGTGACCCTCGGTCGATACCCGAACAGTTCAAGGGTGTCGCTTGCCGGCGTCAGCAGCAGGTGCTTGCTGAGAACGACGCTTACCTGTTCCGAACTGATGCTCAACTCGGCGAACGGAACAGTAATGAACCGATGCGTTGTGACCGCCACGATGGGCGCGGCGGTCGATAGCGTCAGGCCGCCCTTCAGCGGCTGCCGGCTGATCCCGACGCTGGCTATCGGCGCGGCCTCGTTCAGCGTCAGGTCGGCCTTCGGCACCGTGAAGTTGAAGTTGTAGGTCAGGACCGGGGCCGCCTGCGATAGCGTCAGGAGGCCCGCAGGAGGCACCACGTTGACGTTGGCGGTGCGCGTCACGATCACCGCCAGCGAGGACAGCGTCAGGCTGGCTGCCGGCGGCTGGCGCGTGGTGACGCCTCCCGTCAGCGGTGGCGTCCCGGTCAGAACCAGATCGGCCTTTGGAACCGTGATGCTGATCGGAACCGCCACTAGCGGGGCTGTGGTGGTCAGGGTCAGGGCGGCGGCTGCCGGGGCCAGCACCGTGACGCCGCCCACCGTTGGCGCGCTCTGGGTCAGGGTGAGGCTGCCCTTGGCCGGCGAGATGTTCCAGTTGAAGCCAACCGCTGGAGCCGTCTGGGTCAGGGTCAGGCTGGCCTTGGGTGGCACCACCGCAATATGAGCCGTCACCGCTACCGCAGGAGCGCTGGTCGTCAGGGTCAGGCTCTGCTTTGCAGGAACGATGCTGTAGGAATTGCCGGCCTGCACGCCCGGCACGCCCGTCGACAGCGTCAGCGTCACCGAAGGCGGCGTCACGAATGCATGCAGGGTCTGCGCGACGGTCGGTGCGGTCTCATTAAGCGACAGGCTTACCGACGCTGGCGTGATCGCCCAGTGCGCGGTGACCGCAACGACCGGCGCATTCTCGTTTAGCAGCAGCGTGACGGAGGCTGGCGATATGTTGACGCTGGCACCAGCCGACACCGTTGGCGCGGTCTGCGAGAGTGTCAGGCTGGCTGCCGCCGGACTGACCGCGACATGCGCTGTCGTTGCTACGCTTGGCGCAGCCTGACTAAGCGCGAGCGATCCTTTCAATGGAATGATGTTGACGTTGTTCGTCCACACCACAACCGGCGGCGTTGTCGATAGCGTCAGGTCGCCCTTGATCGAGACCGGGCGCGCATCCATCACCGATGCTGGCGCGGTCTGCGTCAGCGTCAGGTTGCCCTTCGGCACCGTTACCGGATGGTTGTCGGTCCAGACCACCGCTGGCACTGTCTGTGAAAGCGTCAGGTCCGCCTTCGGCACCGTGATCGTGGTGGAGGCGTTCGCAGTCGGCACCGACGTCGATAGCGTCAGCGCGCCCGCAGGCACCGTGATCGCAACGTTGGCGGTGGTCACGACAGTCGGCGCGGTGCTGTTTAGCAGCAGGCCGACCGATGCCGGTGTGATGGACGCGCCAGCCGTGGTCACGACATTCGGTGGCGTCGTGGATAGCGTCAGGTCAGCCTTCGGTGGATTGAACGGCGTATCGACAACGAAGGCCGTGCTATCGACGGGTTGCCGATGCCGCAGCCATGGCTTGCGCCGGACCATCACCAGCGACGGTGGCACCAGCAGCGGTGCTGTAGTCGGCAAGATGGTTGTCGTGACGACTGATGGTGCCGTCTGCGATAGAACCAGATTGCCCTTTGGCGGGATGATGTTGGTGTCGACGACACCGCCGGCATCCCATGCCGACCATCCAGCCGGCAGTCCGGTCGGTGAAGGGTTGAGCGTTAGCTGGTCACCGCCTGCCGTCGAGAAGCCGTTGACGTAAAAGGTCCCGGACGGGATCGTGAGGCCGCCGGTTCCGGCAGCCGCATCGCCGCCGAAATAGTAACTGCCGCCGACGCTGTAATAGACTTTTGAGGCAGTCAGATCGACATAGACGCGCAGCGTGTAGGGACTGGTCGGTGGCGAGACGGTAAATTCGGTGGCTACCGCACTGCCATTGTTGCGGACCATCGTATAGCCGCTTTGCGGCACGAACAGAAACGACGTTGGTCCGTCATAGTAAGCGGCAGGCGGATGCCCTTGCGTGATGCCTAGAGCATTGTCGCTCGGGTTGCTGCAAACAACGCCGATGTCGAAAGCGTACTTGCCGCTCGACTTACCTGTGCTGCTCAGCGCGCCGTTGCTGAAGCTGCTGCTGTTGAAGGTGGCGACAAGGTTGCCGCCGGATAGCGTGGCGTTTGGACTGTTGGTGGGGTCCCACGTCGTGCCGCTCGCCCCTAGCGGTATCGCGACGGCAGAACTGCACCCGACAACCGTAACCGACACGTCAACAGTTTTTGCGCCGGCTGACGAAAAGACCTGATACTCGACCGCCGAATAATCAGTATTGCTGATAAAAGTGTAGCCAGTGCCGGGTGTGAAGGCGTTGAAATTCGAGGGCATATAGAAATGCCCGATAACCATCGTGTCAGGCGTCGTGGTGGTAAGCGAAAGCGGATTAGCTAATCCACCGCTGCCTGAATTGACCGGGCTGCCGGCGTCCCACACCAGTGAGGTTTGATTTGATCCAGACACACCGAACGCATCGGCTGTCGTGAACGTCGTGGTCGCCATCACGACGGTGATGACTTCGGACGTTAGCGGTGCTGGTGCGAACTTCGCCCAGATCTCCGAGACGTTGTTCGATGCGCCGGTATTGGACGATGTGGTCTTGGTGAAAGCGCCCAGCGACGATCCGGTGGCACTCACCACCGGGCCGCCATTGCTCAGAACTGTAACGATGATGTAATCGTTGGCCTGAGTAGTGGTCAGCGTTAGGGTTAGAACACCCGTGGTGTTTGCATGTGCGCTGCCATCGATCGCGAGTGCCATCGCTTAACCCTCGCGACGGTCGGACCTATCCGACTTTTTCGGTGATCGTCTTGCAGTCCGTGTTCTGGAAAGTCCCGTTCATCGCACCAGTGCTACCGTTGACCAGATCGAACACAACCTGTCCTTGGCCCGCCTCGACGCCAAACAGCGCCTCGATGTCGGCGAAGTTGGTGCCGTCATTGTTGTGCGTCATGATCGCGGCACACTGCACGCCAAGATTATAGGCTTGGCGCAGCGCCGAAATGTAGGACTTGAGCAGCGGTGCTTGCGTCGTGGTCGCCGTCGAGGTGATGGTGATGTAATCGCGTGCCATGTTGCCTCTCTAGTTCAACGCCTCGTAACTGACGTCGTGGACCTGTATCGTCTCTGCCGTCGAACCAGAACGCAAGAATTGCGGGCTGATGTAGTTCGCCGCAGTCAGGTCCACCGTAACGGCAGCGGGCACACTGGTCGGGATCAGCAGCGGCTGCAGCGACGTTGCCACCACACCGATGTTGAAGCGCAACTCACCTGTCACGAACAGCGATCCGGTTGCGCCCATCGCGCGGCATCGCGTGATGAACTCGCACATCCACGACACGTTGCTCTGGCTTGCCGACAGTGCCACCGTTGCCGACGAACCGATGATGGTGCCGTTGGCGTCAGCGCCAGTGCCCCAGTAGACATTGAACTGTCCGTTACCCGGTGTCGCTGCCGTGGTGATGCGACCGAATAGCCGGGTGCGCACTGCTTTGCCGACCATGCTGAAATAGTTGCTGCCCAGCACCGGCATGTTGGCGACCGGGATCAGCGCCTTGTTGGTCGCCGCCAGCGTGACCGAAGGCACGTCCGCCGATATAAACGGCTGGCGGCTGTCAACATAGAATAGACCGTCTGCCATCGCCGTACCCTTCCGTTACACCAGTTCGAAGATGCCGCTCGCGCTCGGCGTCACCGTCAGCGTGTTGCCGGTGGTCACCGAGAACGCTGCCGTCGACAGCTGGCTGAAACACACCAGCTTGTCGGCAACGCCGGTCGCCTGCCAGATCACCGCGAACTTGATCGGACCGATTGAACCGCCGGCAGCGGTCCACACCAGTGCCGCTGCGTTCCAGCGAAACACTTTCGCCGATGCGCCAGCCGCCCATGTGACGCCGGTCAACGCCTTGCCCGACGACGAATAGCCGTTGGCCTCGGTCACTTCAGATGTCACCGACGTCCGTGTGCTTAAAGTCACAGTCGCCGCGTTCGATGCCGACGTATACAGCGACATTCGAAACGTATTGGTGTCCAGATCCATCGTGCCATCGGCGAGCTTCTTCTTCGCGATGTTGTAGAACGTCCATGCGCCTGCGGCCATGTCAGTCTCCCTTCGGCATTATCGTGATCGGGGTTGATCCAAGCTCGGCAGAGATTTTCAGGATCGCGGCAATCAGGCCATCGCCATGCACATTCAGTCGAAAGTTGTTGCCTTCACTGCCAACAAGGTTCTGGAAGTCGTGCGCTTGGCGCATGTGCCAAGGCGCGCATGTGAACTGGCACCACAGATCTTCGCGGCCTTCCGGGCGCAGCCATGTGATGTACTCTTTATCGGCTTCGTTCTCCTGCTGATGATAGGCATGATGATCATCACCAAGCCAGCAGCTATCCAGACCGAAGACCTCGAATGACTTGAAGCCCAGCATGTTGAGAAGCTGGATCGCGCGGATCGCCACCGTGGTGCCGTGCGTCACCGGGTTCAGGCGGTTGAAATAGTATGCCTTGAGCAGATCAAGCTCGGCCTCACCTGCTGACAGGCAATGCCAGATCGTCACGTCTCGATCCTTGCAGATGTCGAACGTGTCTGGGTGACATTGTGCTGCCAGCAGGTAGCGGCATCCTTCCACCGGGGTTATGACGAAACGCGAATTGAACTGCCGCGCGTCCAGCATCACCATGCACGACGGGCGGATGTTGCGGTCGATGCACCACTGATAGGCACCGTTGACCGCGACCACCTTGGCACCGGCCCAGTACGCCGCGACCAATTCCTTCTCGGTGGTCTTGAGAGACGGGCCGCCGCATACCAGCGCCACGGTCTCGGTGTTGGGCGGATGCGGATAGACCTGCGGCAGCATGCGCCGGATGTTCTGCGCCACCTGCGCGAGGATCACATCGTCGCTGACATTGCAGCCGTCGTCAGGGTTGAAGGTGACCGGGTGAAGATCGTTGAATTGCTTGTTCATTTGCGCGTCACCACGAACATGCCGCGCCCGCAAAGGTCGCGCGCATCGATGACGTCGCCAATATTCTGCAGCCGGTCCAGCCACCAGCCGAACGGCTTCACGGTTAGGTGCAGCGGCTTGCCAATCACAGAGCCGAACACGTCAGGCTCGAATGCGATTTGAAACCACGTCACGTCGCAGGCCTCGATGATGCGATGCGCGACCAGCATGGTGTACTCGGTCGGGATGTGCTCCATCACATCGCAGCAATAGCCGTAGTCCCATGCGTAGATTGCCCAGTCATTCCACAGCGGCTTCTGGATGAAGGCCTCGCGCGGCACCTCCGGTTTCAATCCGGCGTCGGTGATGTCGAGCCAGCCCACGTCCAACCCGTGCGCCATGAACTCCAGACCGGCGATGCCTTCGCCGCAGCCGATATCGATCAGCGTGTCACCGCGCTTCGGCGACAGCACGTCGAGAAAGCTCTGCACGTTCTCCAGCCCCGGTGAATGCTCCCGGTACTCTGGCACGCTCCAGATTTCCTCGTACTTGGATCGTTCGGCTTCCAGAATTCCCATTGATCGCCTCAGATAAAGGATGCGGCCCGCCGCCGCATCAGGGCTTGGTGGTCAGGTCAGGATCGCGCGCGCAAGAGCCGTTGGCTTGGTGCAGAAGTTCAATGCGTTCATCTGCGTGTCGAGGTTGATGCCCTTGTCGTTCGGCATCGTATACTGCTTGACGTAGCGCGGCTTTCCCATCGTGTTGACGGTCTCGATGTAGTCTGCCGGGGCGTAGACCGTGACGAACAGGTTCGGGACGCCAAGCGCATAGAGATAGGCCATGTTGGTTTCGATGAACGGCGTGGTGCCGATGTAACCGCGATAGTTGGTCCACAGGATACCGCCGAACTCGAATGATCCCCACACCTGTCCTGCCGACAGATAACCCTGACGCAACTCGGCAGCGGCGACATAGTTGAGGTAGGTCTGCCGCACTTCGGGATGCTTGATCAGCGCATCGAAGAACGCATCGCCGACCAGCGCTTCAACGCCGCTGAAGGTCTGACCGTCGAGGTTTGCGCCCATCGTGCGGATGATGCTGGCGCACTTCGCCCGCAGCGAACCGTCCGGCGTGCCGGTGAAGTCGAGGTTCATATCGACGTTCGGCGGCACCGGGATGCCGTACTCGTTGAACAGATCGAGCTTGTTGCCATCGGCGTAGGTAACGATGCCCTTGATCGCACCGACACGCGAATATTCCTGCGTGTACTCCAGCGACTGTCCGGCCTGCTGCATCCGCTCGGCGACCTTGGTCATTACGCCATCGGTGCCACTCTCTTCACCGAACGGGCGAACGCCCTGCACTTCTTCTGCCATCACCGCATCGTTGATTTCGAAATGCGGGACGGCCAGCATACGCATCAAGCGCCGGCCCTTGGGCAGCGTGTAGCCGGGGCCACCACGCGGCGTCGGGCCGATCAGGGTCAGCGTGTTGTTCTTCTCTTCAATCGACACCGACGTGGAAGCGGTGCTGCTCTCGTTGAAAATGCCTCGCGAGGAAACCCAGCCCGGCACGAACTTCAGATTGTTGATGGCGAGTGTCAGCGGCACCACACCAAAGGCATCGCTGCGAAAGATATCAAGCATTGTCATGATCCTCTTTGCTGTGGGACGAAGTTTCGCCCTGTTCAGTTTTAGCGCCCGGTATCCCGCACGCGAATGCCGTTGGTTGCGAGCTTGGTGATGCCGGCGGCCTGTTCGACGCCACTCATCCCAGCCGGCCAGTTGATGCACTTGCCGTTGACTTCGGCGTCACGGGCAATGATCGCCAGCTGCAGCGGATTGCCGGACGACGAGACGCCGCCATAGATCGTGATCGCTTCGCAATCCGCGCCGGTCACTGCCGCGACGTAGGTTGCGAACTTGTCGGTGGTTGCCGCTGTCGTAAACTTCACCGGCTGACCGGGCTTGATCGTGGAGGGATCGGCGAACTGGGCGTTCTCCCGCGAGCGGTGCCCGTTCGCTTCCGAGAGAATAAACTCTGCCGGATGGATGCCTTCATTGATGATCGGAAACTGCGGTGCCATATCGGTCTCTCCTGTTCTGCCCGGTGGGGCGTTTACTTATTGTTGCGGGCGTTCAGCTTGTCGGTGATCTTCGCCCACGCGCTTGCCGTTGGAGCAGCTTTGGGCAAGTGCCCCATCAACGGATTGTGCGGCATCACAATCTCCTGCTTCGCACGCAGGTCCAGCAACTCCTTGCGGACATCCTCGATCTTGGTGCTTGCGCGAATGTACGCACCGACGCGCTCGGGCATCCCAGCCAGCGTGCAGAGGTCGGTGACGCTGGCGACATACGCCTTATGCTCGTCCATGCCCTGCTGCTTGGCGGCATCGAGATTGACGACGTTGGTCGGATCACCGACCGGAGGCTTGGCGTCAGGCTCCTGAATAGGCGGTGTCGGAGAGGCCACCGGCAGCCCTTCCGACACCTCTGGCTCCAGTGCAGGAGGAGGCGGGTCGCCCTGTCCTTCGCCAGTTGCTGCGCGGAATTTCTCAGCCGCTGCCTGCGGGAGCAGGCGCAGCGAGAACCTTGCCGCCATCTTTTTCTCACTGGTGACTTCGTCCGCGAAGCCCCACGACTTCGCTTCGGCTGCATCCATCAGCCGATCTTCCCTCATCAAGGCCTTGACCTTGGCGGTGGTGGATTTGGCGCGGCTGACATAGGTCGCGGTCAGCGACTTGTCGATGCGGTCGAGATCATCTGCAACAGCGCGCATGTCCTCGGCGTTGCCCCATGACATGCCGGATGCGCCATGGATCAGCAGAAAAGCGTTTGCAGGCATCACGATCTTGTCTGCCGCCATTGCAATGAATGAAGCAGCCGACGCCGCGATGCCATCGACGTGCGCGGTCACCTTGGCCTTGTGGTTCTTGATCGAGTTGTGGATGGCGACGCCGTCGAACACATCTCCACCGGGAGAGTTGATCCGCAATGTAATGTTCGCGACGTCGCCAAGCGCTGTCAGGTCATCGAGAAATGATTTGGCACTGACGGTGTCCTCGCCCCAGAACGACTTTCCGATTTCGTCATAGATGACGATCTCCGCAGTGGAGGCGTCGGCATCGTCGGCTTTCATCGAATACCACTGTCGCATCAACGCCTCCTATCGTTTGATTGCTCGCTGTCGGTAGTGGGTGGCGTCGGGGTTGCCATATCGCCAATCTTCTTGTTGGCCTGATGCAGCACCTCGGTCGCTTCTGCCATCGAGTAGTTACCGTGGCTCAAGAGCATGATGACCTGATGCACGCCATTTTTTATTTTCGGGGTCATGCCGCATCCTCTTTGTCGTCGTCAGCATTGTCGGCTGCCGCATCGGCTGCCGCCTGCGCCATCTCCTGATCCTTGGCGTCCTTGTCAGCCTGCTCGCTCGGCGTCAGCGGCTGGGTGGCGGCGGCGGTGTGAACCGCAAACACCAGATCGAGCCGCTCCGCACGATCCTGATCGGCCTTGATCCGCATATCGTTTTCTTCCGGATCGCTGCCCTCGGCCTCGATTACGTCACTACGCGACTTGAAGCCTGCATCGACCGCCAGCTTCTCGGCCTGACGGTCCTTCAACGGATCAACCCAGTCATTCCGCTGCGGTATCCACTTCGCGCGCTGCAGCGCTGGCTTCGCTGCCATGTACTCGGTCTCGCCAATCGGCAGTGCCTGCGCGAGGATCGCGGTGTCCATCCATCGCTTCCAGATCGGCACGCACATCTGAAAGACGAAA